ATATGCCATAGCTTGAAGTTTATTATGCCATGTTGGAATTACTTCAAATGTGCTATCATCAGCATATTGACCGTATGAGGAAAGATTACCAATAGCATTTAAACCACCATAGTATCCAAAAAATCTCCACATTGAATTTGGAGTTTTATAAAATACTCTTCTGATAATAACTCTTCTATTTCCAACTGAGCCAGAGTAAGGAACTGGGCCACCAGTAGCGGGTTCGTAATTGTTTAATGATGCAGATTCTATTATTGCTTGTAAATCATAATCTTGAACTTCTGGTATAATTGGTATAGATGCTGAGTAAATAGGTTCTACTCCACCAATACCAGCCTCATTAGAAAACGCATCACCATATCTTGTAGCATAATGAAGGTTATATTTTGGATACGCTAATTCTGGATTTTGTCCCACAAGAGCAGAACCAGCTTTAAATTCACCATCTTGATTAAATGAACCTGTGCTTGCACCTAACATCGTAGGTAAAGCATTAATAGATTGGTGAAGATTAACAATATATGAATATTCTAATACAGCCTCTTCGTAAGCTGCATAAACATTTCCTGTTGTTAATTCTATATCTAATACATCACCACCCAATCTTTTATAGACAAATGCAACTTGATCTGCTGCACCAGAAAGAAAATCTGTATTAGATGAATAAATTCCTAATGGTAATGCAATAGAAACATCTGCTGGGTTGCCGCTTGATGGAAGAACAATTGCGCTTAAAGTAGAGGCTGGAGTTAAAACAGGAACTGCCATTCAATAAATACTCCTCAATACTTTAAATAGTTGTAAACAAAAGAAACCCCCCAATTAAGGAGGGTTTCAATATAATCAAAACAAATTAATTAAACTTTAGAATAAATTAAAGCCCAATTAGTTGTTCCAGCTTTCACAGCCATACCGCCGCAACTTGCCGAAAGAATTAAACCAGTTGTAGAAACTAAACCGTTTAATGTATCTGATCCTGTAGCGTAAACTAATACGTTTGCTGTTCCTACGTTTGAAAGTATGTAAACTTCACCAGATGTTGCACCAGTTGGGAGTTTTACACCAGTATTGGCAGCACCAGAAACATTAGTTACATGGTTTACAACTGCTACAGCATCGTTTACAGTTGTTCCAGCAGCAGTTAAATTAGCTGATGCTACGTCTGATAAAACTAAACCACCACCAACAGTTGAATCACCAGATGTTGCTACACTTATCATTGTTTGAGCAGCAAGTTCTTTTCTCATTCTTGCTACGCTAAATTTAGAACCCATTTTAAAAACCCTCCTATTGGCTTTTAACCAACACAAATAAATAGTTTTAATAAATAAGAAAGCCCCCCAAACCTTTCGGAATGGGGGGCTTCTTTGCCTAATTAGGCTGTTCTATCAAGAACCGCTCTCACCAAGGAGGCCACGAATGATTACCAAGCCGTAAAGGTCTGGTTTAACCATTTTCTTGGCGTAACGGGTCATTACGCCTTTACGTGGTACGAAGTCCTCAGTACCAAAGATGGTAGGAGTGACTTGTAGTGGTACGTATGGAGCATAGACATAACCAGACTCAAGGAAGCTGGAACCTTTGCGACCAACGAGAATTACGTTACGAAGGAAGTATGGATCAACGTAAACGTCAAACTTCTTGGAGATTGAGCCAACATTAACTGCGCCAATCTCACCCTTCTCGTCTTCGTGAGTTACTTTAGCTCTGAAGCCAGATGTGAACTCAAGAATGTTTGCGGTTTCTGGACCACATACGATGAAGTTGGCACCACCACGGAGAGTCTTTCTGTGGATTTGAGCTGATACGTCATTGATTGTCTCAATGAGAGTTTCATACCATGCTGAGACAGTACCTGTGAAATCTGGAGCTTTTGCTGATGCTCCAATCTCTGCGCCAGTTGTTCTGTTGACGAAAAGACCTGGAGATCTTGACCAGTAGAATGTACCAGCGGTTGCACCTTTGATAAGATCTTCAAGAATTTCACGGTCAATTTCAAGACCAATTTGTTCTGAAAGAATTGAGGTAAGCTCAACTTCTGCATCAAGATTGTGATAAGCATTAAGATCTTGACCAAGTTCTGGTGTCCATTTTGCTTTCATTTTCTTGGTGACAGCAGTGATTGATACTGAATCGACTTTGATATCAATCTCTGGAATGTCAGTTTGTCCTTCAAGACCCCATGTACCAGTTGCTACAACTGTACCAAGAGCATTTGTTGAACCAGCAGTTGCAGTACCGCCAAAGTTGTCAACTATTGGGAATTTAGCGACAACGTTTGCAGCCTCGGATGTTATTGAACTATTAAGAGTATTAAGAGCAGCATCAGTGTTAGAAGCAGCAGTAAATACTAAGTATGTTTTTCCGTCTGTTGCTGTTGTAGCTGTAGAACCAACAGTTATACCATTACCAAATTGTGTAAGTCTTCTAACTTGGCTACCACTCAATTTTGAAGTAGAGTCGGCTACTATTGCAACTAGATTTCTCTTGTTTAGTTGAACAAACTCTGTGTTAGTAACAACTGAAGCAACAAGAACTCTTGTAGAACCAGATACTAAATCTGCATCGTAACGACAGAATTCATCAATACCTTGTGTACCAGCTCCAAATGTACCAGAAGCAACTACAGTTATTGTCATACCAGTATTAGAACCAGTTGGTGAGGTGTAACCATTGTTTAGGTTATAGAAACCTTTCTCAGCATTTACACCAGTAAGTGAAACACCGCCTGTGATTTGTTGACCAACTACGCCTTGACCGTATACTGAATCGCCAGCATCATATCCTAATCTTGGACCAGAACCTGTTGTTGAAGAGATTTGGAAGTCAAGGAAGAAGATGAGGCCAGATGGAAGGCTCATTGGTTGTACTGATACGAGATCGTTGGCGATAAGACCAGCAAATACTCTGCGGACGATTGGGAATGCTACAGCAGCAAAACCTTCTACGTCACCAGCAGCCATTGATGTAGACTCACGAAGAAGCTCTTTGGCTTGGTTTTCGAGAAGTCTAGCCATTGTATGTTTTGTTCTTTCTGAGGAAAGACCTTCAAGAAGACCAGTTCTTTCCCATTTGTTTAAGAGGGCTGAGCCTTCTGCTTGAAGATCTCTTTGTACCATACCCTCTGTCAATTTTTCAATAATAGACATAGTAATAACTCCTTAAATGTTATTTATTTTTAATACCAGCTAACCTTTGCATTCTCTCTACTACGGGAGGTGGTGCATCGTTTTGCTTTGTTTGCATAATAATTGATGAAGTTCTATTTATTGCTTCGCTAAGTGATTTTGGAGCAGCAACCTTGTTGTCGCTTGACACTGTGCTTTGAAGTGTTTGATAGATTGTTTTTGCTTCATCGGCTGATTCGGCATTGGATAGTGCTTCGACAATCTTAGATTTTTGTCGCTCATTCAAGGAGTTACTATTCAATACTTTGTTTTTATATAAAAGTTTGGCATTTGATACCGTTAATGTGTCAAGCCTCTCTTTAAGTGTTGAAACTGCTGATTCGTATTGTTCGACTCTATTTGCAAGAGCTTCTGCAATTTCAGAAATCTTACCAAGTTTCTCTTGAAGTGAATCAAGTTTTCTTGATAATAATTTGTTCTCTTTTGTAAGTTTTTTGTTTTCTTCGCCAACTGTTGCAGCTTCTTCTTCTGCTTCTAATTGTGCTTTTTTTGCAAGTGAAACATCTTTAGCATACTCAACCTCAAGTGTGTTTGCTGGATATTCAATGTTTCCGTAAGGAACGTTTCTTACATCAACTGTAAGTTTTTCATAAAGATCAAGTAATTCTTCTTTATTAATTTCAAATTCTTGTAAAGCTTGTGGAGCTTCATTTTGTATAAATTGATTTCTGTCTACTACACTTTGATCTTCAAGTGATATGTTTTCTTCATTAGCCATATCTTCAATATCAGAAAGATTTAAATCTATTGTTACTTGCTCTTTGTCTTCTGGACAAGCACATAGTTTTTGATTGTCTTTAAAATTTTGTTCAAGTTGTTTAGAAACATTTTCACCACCACCACCTTCAGTTGGTTGGGCAGGTGCAGCACCAGAAGGATTTTCTTCTTGCTCTAAAAGATTTCTTAAAGCTTCTTTTACATCAGTTGAATATTTTTCTAATACTTGTGCTTCTGCATTCTTAAGAGCTGCTTCTTTAAGTGCTGTTGCGTCAATAATTGCTTGTTCTAACAAAGAAGACATTAAATCGTTCTCCAATAATAAATTAATAGTAGTCAAAGATAAATAGTAACTATTTTTATAAATAACCAAATGTTGTTATATAAAATAAAAACTTGGGCATAATTAAAACCCTTTAGTTACTAAATTATAAAAAACTTTACCAGTAACATTAGTGGTCTTGGTGATTGTGGCAGTAGAATGGTTAAAAGAGAGTACATCGCCACCGCTAAGTTCACCAAATTGAATTCTTATTGGATAAGCAACATTAGCAGCAAGTGAAGCTGTACCAGATTTTTCAACGTTACCATGAAGTCCAGCATTATTAACTGTTGCATTTGCTGTTGTAAAACCAGAAACCGCATTAGCTCCAATCCACATAAAAGATGCATCATCAGAACTTAAAAAAAATGTATATGTTTCAGTAGTCGTAGGAACAAAATACCCTAACCATTGCATACTAAAGTTTTCACCATTATCTGCACTTGATTCCTCAATTATTGTTGTTTGAACCAATGTTGCAGTTGAAGTTGCTGTAGCAAACCAAGAAGGAACATCATTAAAATAACCAGAAAAAGTTGTTCTATATAAACCAGCAGATAAAGTAATTGCTGGCTTATAAGATAGTGGTCCTGCAAAAGCTGAAATTGTGCTAATCATAGTTTTATCCGTATGTACTCATTTGTCCCAAAGTAACCCAAGTGCTTCCAGAACGTATAAGTGAGAAACCAAATATGTCATGTTTATTTGCATTTCCTGTTGGAACTACACCATTTGCCCAATTTATTGTACTTGATGTGCTGTTGATTTGAACAGCATTTACGATTCTTGCTGTTGCGCTTTGTGATAAAATAACTGTGACAGATGTTGCTCTATCGGTAGTTGTTGAAACATTTGTAAAGTTTGCAGTTATGTTTGCAGTTGGACCATTGTTATAAAAAATAGAATTGTTAGTAGTATCAAAAGTAACAGAACCAGTTCCAGCAGAGGACAATGTTATTCTTTCTGACATTTTGCCAACAACCGAAGGTCCAAATATATTCATACCACCAGCAGTAACCATATTTCCTAAATCATCTAATGTGTAAATGACGGTTGTGTAAGCACTATTTACAATCTCAAATGAACCAGAGTTGTTTAATCTAAATGTTTTTGTTGGAGTTACGGCACCAGCAGAAGTATTTGTTGCTCTTAAGAAATCTATGTAGGTAGAACCACCAACTGTATTAGAACCAGATACCAAGATTGCTTGACCTGTCCCAGAGGATGAAGGAACAATAAGTATGTTTCCATCTTCTCCAGCAGAAAATCTTTCAATTAATTGATAATCTTGAACAATAAATTTATGTCCTGCTGAATCATTATTAACGTCAAGTCTTGCAACTATGTTTCCACTTGATATTAAACTCATTACGTTAGCACCAGTGCCAGGAGCACCAATTAAATTTCCTGTTCTTAATGCAACATCATTATTTAACGTAGTAATACCCAAACTACCAGAAGACCCTATATTAACTGTACAAGTAGCCGCTGGTCCTGTATTAGTGCCTATATTTACAGTTTTTGTAGCACCACCAGTAGTATTAGTTCCTGCTGCTATGTTTGTTGTAGAAACGTTTGTTGTTCTTCCAAGGTTTAATGTAAAAGCACCACCAGTAGAACCAACATTTAAAGTTGTAGTGCTAGCTGATGTTAATAAATTAAATGTTGCTGCTGTTGATAAAAAATCTCCACCATTCAACAATAAATTACCAGACGAAGTAACATTAGAAGTAACATTTAATGTTCCTGTAATTTCTACTGCTGCTGTTTTTACTGATAAAGCAGTA